CCTGGCGTCATCTTAACCTACCAGACCCCACACCAGTTCAATTAGACATAGCTGAGTATTTACAGCATGGACCTCGTAGAAAGATCATACAAGCCTTTAGAGGCGTAGGTAAAAGTTGGATAACAAGTACCTATGTCGTGTGGAAACTACGGATGAATCCACAACTGAAGTTCCTTGTTGTCTCTGCAAGTAAAGACAGAGCAGACAACTTCAGTACATTCACCATGCGTCTTATCAATGAAATGCCAATATTAGCTCCGTTGCGTCCAGAAGACACTCAGAGGAACTCTAAGATAAGTTTTGATGTTGGGCCTGCATCTGCTGATCATGCCCCTTCAGTAAAGTCTCAAGGTGTTCTAGGACAAATGGCTGGTAGTAGAGCAGATGAAGTGATAGCTGATGATGTGGAAGTACCAAATAACAGCTTTACTCAACCGATGAGAGACAAGTTATCAGAAGCTGTAAAAGAATTTGATGCCATACTGAAACCCAACGGTAAAATTACCTTTCTAGGAACACCACAAACAGAACAATCTCTTTACCTTACTCTTGAAGAAAGAGGATATACAACACGCATATGGACTGCACGTTATCCAGAACTTAAAAACAACTATGGTGACAGATTAGCTCCTAAGTTAGCTCAGAGGTTGTCAGAAGAGCTTGTAAAGCCTAAAGATCCTGTTGACCCAGAAAGATTCTCATCAATAGATCTCATGGAACGTGAAGCTTCTTATGGACGTTCTGGGTTCTCTTTACAGTTCATGTTAGATACATCTCTATCTGACCAGGATAGATACCCTCTCAAGCTTTCAGATCTCATCATCAGCAGTGTTAACCCTGATCATGCACCGGAAAAAGTAATTTGGTCATCGTCACCCGAGTATGTCATCAAAGAATTACCTTGTGTAGGGTTCAATGGAGATCATTTCTACAGACCTGCACAGCAATTCGGTGATTGGATTGAATATACAGGCTCTGTTATGTTCATTGACCCCTCCGGTAAAGGACGAGATGCAACAGGATACGCTGTAGTAAAGATGCTTAACGGTAACCTATACGTTCCTGATGCAGGTGGACTAAACGGTGGTTACTCAGACGCTGTATTAACAACATTATCCAAAATAGCTAAGACTAATAAAGTAAATACAATCCTCGTTGAATCAAATATGGGTGGTGGTATGTTCGCTGAACTACTAAAACCTTTCCTTCTTCGTTACCACCCCTGTGAAGTACAAGACGTTCGTAACAATAAGACCAAAGAACTAAGGATAATAGATACCCTAGAACCAGTAATGAACTCTCACAGGCTCATAATAGACCGCAAGGTAGTGGAAAAAGACTATAGATCTAATCCTAACGAAGCTCCAGAAAGAAAATTAAAGCTTCAACTCTTCTATCAGATGTCTCGCATAACCAAACATAGAGGTTCTCTAGTACACGATGACATTCTTGACGCTCTATCAGGTGCAGTAGCTTACTGGACTGAATATATGAACCAGGATGAAGACCGTAACATTAAATCTAGAAAGGATGAACTACTAAGAGTTCACTTAGATAACTGGGGGTCTTACCTTAACAACACCGTCACCCAAACTGCACTCGGCATGACACCCACTCAGATAAGTAATTCTAATGGAAACACTGATGGATTTATAAGCAACACTTATTAGGTACTATCTGTAGATAAATAACCACCTTTTTTTATGAAAGGGGGGGACTATAGGGGGGGATAGCAACCATAGATTTCATAAGTAATTAAAGATTTTAAATAAAGTAGATAATAGATATCAAATAAGCAGATGATAGTTGTTAATAGTTGATACATAAGACTATCCACCTACAGCAATCTTCAATAAAATATATTCATAGGTACTTATACAACCTATAGTCCTCTATAAGACACTTCTGGGCAGTCTTATAGAGGTTTTTATAGTCCCTTATAGTTAACCTTTAAGTTATCTTATAGTTAACCTATAGTTACTACTAAAAAGTTTTTGAAACAAAAATTTGAAGGGTTTACGCATATATACAAAAATAAAAATCCCCCCTTGTATGTAGACTTTTTGTGTGGATTCTTACTATAACTACAGCCTTTTTATTGCAGTACTGTCATAGAGACAGTTCTACATACTAGTAATAGGTAGGGTTTTGGTAACTTTGGACACAATAATGGACAATTTGGACAAGAAAAATAGAATATAGGTGGGTATATAGAGGTCTATTGTTACAAAGTGTTAAGGATTTGTTATTTTATTTAATCGATGCCCACCACTTGGTAATACTGTACACAGTACTAGTTATCTAATAGTTAACTAATAGATAGCAGTACTAGTCCTAGAACCTATTAATGAAATGATTACATACGATCAGTGGAGATCTAACTACAAAGAGTTAGAGAACATTAAAGAGAACTACGACCAATTAGAAGCTCATGGTATTCACGTTGAAGGACTTACGGAAGAAACTAAAACTGTAAGACTTTACAAAGAAGGCGGATACTTAGAGATTTTAAAAGATAAGACTTATCTTGTAGGTCTTGATAGAAGCATTTTCACTAATGAATCTATAGACCCAATAGAAAAAGTACTTTTTGAATGGTGTGATGGTGAACTTTTTAACTAACACTTAACGAATCCTTAGAGCCTTTTAAGAAGGTTCTAAAGATTCCTTAAAAAGGGTCGGCCAAAATTTTCCTGGCTGACTCGCCCGAAATTAAAAAAGGGTGGAATCTAAAGGTAAAAGTCCCAGTAAATTATTAATCAAATGATTACTACAACAAACCAAAAGGAACAATTAAAAAAGTTTTATGATGCTTTTAATATTGAACCTTGTGGACATATCTCATTAAAAGAGGATCAGAAAGAAACTTATCAAGATTTTGTAAAAGAGTTACATGATGATGAATTACCCAATAATTGGCGTTATGAAATCATTACTGATTTATTACAGAACTTTGTTAATGAGTACGACCAAGACGACCTAGAAGATGTACTACATGAGATAACAGACTCATTAGTGGATGTCTACAACGCTGATCTTATTAAATGGGTTAGTGATGATATATCGAGAGGTTGCTTAACTATTGGCGATTTAGATTGTGTTGATGATCCATCATTAAATACTTTTGATTTAATCAGAAGATCACAATACAACGCTATTTATGCAATGGGTTATAAGATATTGAATCATCAATATCCATCTTTTGAAGAATTTCATGAGCAAAGAATCAGAGAAGACATCGAAAGAGAAGGAGACCTAGACAAACTCTATGAAGGCCTTTAGAAAATCCCTTAAAGCCTCTACGGAGGTTTTAAAGGGTTCTCTTAACAAGTGAACCTTAGTAGTTGTTTACAGCTACAAATACTGCCCAGTTACCAATTATTAATTATGTCTAATTCATTAAATGAAAGATACAGTATTAATCACGATTATTTAGCAAATAAATTATCAAAAGCGTATCAAGTCTTTTGTAGTAAATACAATTTAGATTATGTAAGTGCGGATGAAAATTATCCTATAGAGGGAAATAAAGAAGCTAACTTATGGCTTGAAAGGTTTCTTTTTATTTGGAATAAATTTGAATATACATACTGGAAAAAAAACAAAATGAAATCAAATTTAATTTTTGCTAGACCTCATATAAATAATGGGGGAAGGTGGTATGACTAACAATCATCACGAGGAGAGTCTTAAAGCCGCTAAACGTGCAGAGATTGAAAGGCTATGGTTTGCAGAGGAAGCCACTAACAAGGAGCTACTGGAAGCTTATAAGTCTTTAGATGTTAAAGAGCCTAATTAACTTTAGGCTTCTTTCTTTTTTTATTTTTTTAGATGTTAGTTGCTTATTATCCGTAGCGAAACTTTAAATGAACCTATTAAGAATTTTTTTGATATGAATTTTTAACAGGCTCTTTTGAGTCTATTGTCCCAGATTTTTATTTAATTATGAAAGTAAAAAACTTTTCTAATATCCCTATCGAATTTCTTATTGGAAGTTGTATAACTTTATCTGATGAGGATGAGGGTAGGGTCATTAAACAGGTTTGTGTAGACCTGGAAAGGCATAGCGTTATTCTTTATGACCAAGAAGGCAATGGCTACTATTGGGAGTCCTTACAGCATGCAGAGATCCAGTTCCAGGGAGGTAAATAGATGAGTGATTATCCGTACAGTCTTAATGCCATTGCTAGTCATCTAAGGGATCTATCAAAGGAGTTATCTAAGTTGTTAGATATCAGCCATGATGACGCATGGGAAATGTGCATACAAAAACTGGATGATAAGTTTTTAACATTGGATAAGGAGAGTAATGATTCAATGTCCTAACTGCGGTAGTGTTGAAACTATTTCACCACAGGTAAGGCAGAGACCTAATGCAAACTATGTGTGGAGGTCAAGGACTTGTAAATCTTGTGGTAAGTTTTTCAGCACAAGAGAATACAGCCTGGAGGAACTTGCTAAGTTGATTGATGAGGGTAAGGAATCTGTGGTGGATTTACGCAGTCAATGTGATGACCTATTAACAGACCTTACCGAACTTATAAAACAGTACAGAACAACAGATGCCAAAGGTAATTAACTTCAACAAGTATAAATACGAACGTAACAAGGTAATAGATGAAAAGATAGCTAATGCAAAACTGAGGATTTTTGAATTGGAGATTCTTATAGAAGCATGGAGACTGTCAAAGCATGAGTGAACAGGTAAAAATTGAACAGGAAATGCTTGATCGGGGCTATGCTTCAAGACAACGTAAGATTCAATTAAATATTCAAAAGGGTAGAGAATCAGAAACAGACTATGCAAGAAGCATGATCGCTGCTGGTCTTGCACCTTTATCAAAAGCAATACAGCAATTTATTGATAGGTCTTGGCGAGGTAAACCAGGACCAAAGGCTGTTGCTGCTGTTAAGTTGTCAGAGTTTCCTGATGTAGATGTAGTAGCTTTTATTGCTTTTAAGGCAATCATTGATGGTACATCTCAGGGTAATACAGCTACAAAAATAGCCATGCAGACAAGTCATTTGTTAGAAGATGAAATGAGGTTCAGTGTCTTTGAAGAAGAAGACAAGCGACATTTTACTGCTGTTAAAAAACATATTACCGATACAACTCACCCACGTTATAGACGCAATATGATGATAGGTCATATGAATAACAGAGGGTTTGTTTTCAAGAGGTGGGCAGAGGAAGAAAAACTACGCATAGGAATGAAACTATTGGATCTTTTAATTAATACCTTGGGTATGGTTAAGATTGTATCTAAACGAATGGGTAGGACTACACAAACCTATGTGGAGTTTACTGAAAGTATTAACGAATGGATGAAGAGACAGAGGGTAAACAGGTTTGCAAGCTATCCAATCTATATGCCTTGTGTAGAACAACCTATTGAATGGCTGAGCACTACTGATGGCGGTTTTCATACCAAAAGACTGCAACATATCAAAGCTATTAAGAGCAGGGATCTCTCTTACTTACAAGAAGTATCAGAAAAGAAACCAACAGCGTTTTTTCAAGCATTAAATTGTCTACAGAATACGCAATGGGAAGTGAATACAAGTGTTCTTGAAATTGCTCAAAGCTGTTGGGATAGAAGTATAGAAGTGGGATGCCTAATAGATGCTGAAACATTACCACTACCACCAAAACCATTTGATATTGATACCAATGAAGACGCCAGGTTGAAGTGGAGAAAGGCAGCTAGTTTGATCCATGACCAAAATGCACACGATAGGATGAGAAGGTTTCAATGTCTGACTCTGCTAGATACAGCCCTTTATTACAAAGATGCTCCTTTCTATCATGTATGGCAAGCAGATTTCACAGGTAGAATCTATCCAGTAGCGTCTATATTTAATCCACAGGGTAATGATTTATCCAGGGCCTTACATAGGTTTCATAATGGTGCAGCTATTACCGATGAGACAGCTAAGAATTGGTTAGGTATAGCAGGTGCTAACCATTGGGGTTTTAACAAAAGTAGCTATGAGGAAAGAATAGAGTGGGCTAATACTGAAGGCTTTGCTTTGGCTGATCAGATAGCAACTAACCCAGAAGCAACTGTCAGTATATGGAGTAAGGCAGATGAACCATTTCAGTTTGTTGCCTGGTGTATTGAATGGTTTGAACTACAACAGCAGGGTTATGGGTATGTATCAAAGCATCCTGTCTTGTTGGATGGTACGAATAATGGCTATCAACACTTTGCTGCCATGACTTGTGATCAAGACCTTGCAGCAAGAGTCAATCTCATGAAGTCTGATGAAGTACAGGATCTATATGATGAGGTAAGAGCAGAATTATTGACAGACTTAGCTGACAGTGAAGACCTGTTAGCTGTTGAATGGTTTAATAACAAAAAAGTTATTACAAGAAAGCTAGTTAAAAAACCAGTAATGGTAATTCCATATAGTGGTACATTATTTGGTATTACAAAAGCAATTAAAGAATATTTATATAAACATGATGTAGATTTGCCTTGGGAAAAAGATAGCTTTGCACATAACTATTTTCTAGCCAAAAAAATTGTTCAGACTGTGAAAAAAGTATGTCCAAAGTCATCAATCATTATGGAATATTTAACAAATATTGCTAAATGTTATGGCAATGAACATAAAACAATGAAGTGGAATACACCTTCTAAGTTTTATGTTAATCAGAATTATTTCATACAAAATAGTAAACAAATAAAGACAAAAATAGGCACTAGCACTGTAAGGTTGTCACTAAATGAAGAGACTGACGAGGTGAATAGTAATAAATCTACAAGAAGTTTTGCTGCTAACTTTGTTCATAGTCTTGACGCTGCTAATGTACATTTAGCACTCGAGAAAAGTCATCAGAAAGGATTAAAAAACTTTACTACGATCCATGATTGTTTTGGATCTACTGCTGCTGATATAGAAGAATTTATTTCCTGTGTGAAACAATCCTTTGTCGAAATGTACACGTCCAATGTATTGGATGATCTATACGGTCAGTCTGTTATCCAGTTGGACAAACCACAAAAACTACCGACACCACCAGATTTAGGAGACTTTAATGTTTGTGAAGTGTTAGACGCACTATATGTGTTCAGTTAGAAATAAAGGATGACAGGTGAAAAATGTACGATAATATCAAACTTACGTCCAACAAGGACGAATATAAAAGAAACTACAACAGAAATTTCCAAATGATTAAATCAGAAATTCTTAACATCACATCACCCGTATGTCTTTTTCAATTTGCTTGGTTAGTTGAACCAGATACCAAGTTTGATGCTTCTGGCATATGGCAGGTCGAATGTCTTATAGATCCAGAAAAGTCACAGGACATTGAGGAACAACTTAATGGTTTGTTAGACAGATGGAAGTCACAACTTAAGATTGCCAACCCTAACAAGAAGTACAAGCTTGCACCTTTACCTTTTGGTTTTGAAGAAATAGATGGCAAGCCATACTTCAAAGTAAAGACCAAGATGAAAGGTGGTGGAGTCAGAGCAGACGGTACGCAATGGAAACAAAGACCACCTGTTTTATTTAATGCTGATGGTTCTCCTATGTCAGAGGATCAGAAGGAGAAGGTAAACAAGTGTGGTCCTGGTACAACTGGACAAGTCAATATGCGTTGCAGTGGTTGGGAAAATCCTAGCTTTGGTGTTGGTATTAAGATTCAACCAGAAGCTGTGATTATCCATAACCATGTCGAATACAATAAAACAGCACAAGGCTATGGCTTTGAAACAGAAGAAGCAACCCAAGAAGAAACTCCCAAAGTCCAAGGCTTTGAAACAGTTGCAGCAGGGGACGAATTTTAGAAGTAAGTTTGAAGCTGGTAT